TGTATGGCTATTTGTAAATCAAAGGAGAACCACAATGAACTATAAAATTGAAAAGAATATTCCAATATCTGAACACGGACATAACAGGTCAGGTCATTTGAGAAAAATTATAAGAAAAATGGAGGTTGGAGATAGCGTTGTTGTTAAAAATAGAAAAAAAGCAAATAGCTTTTCTCTAACTATAAAAAGACTGGGTTATAAAGCAGTAACTAGAAAAGTTGATAACGGTATTCGTGTGTGGAAAATGGAGAACAAAAATGCGAATGAGTAAACAACACTATGAATTTATTGCAGACACAATTGGGCCAATGGTAGGTTGGCCCTCTCACCTGCACTCAATAGCTGATGAGCTAGAGAAAACTAACCCACGTTTTAATCGTGAGAAGTTTTTACAACGTGCAACCAAAGCTTGGGAGGACAACCATGACATACCAGATGTTGATGACTACATCCCTTATTGAATGCCCAGAGTGCTACGGTCATGGCACTCTGACTTACACTAGGTTTATTAGGCAAGGTTTTGATGTCGATGTAGGCTACGAAGAAGAATACAAAGACACTTGCTTTAACTGCAATGGTGACTGTGAGATTGAGATAGAACCAGAAGATCTTGACAGTGATGAATGAAGTGCTGCACTAATGCAGCATGAAATCATATCTCAAATATCTAGAAGACAAAGCAGAGGGGTGCAATATCCCTTTGCTTAAAGCATTCAAGCAAGCTGATGTACCAACCTCAACTTACTATCGTACAATAAACTTAGTGTCTGAGCTTAGATATGAAACAGCAAGTAAAGTTTCAAATGCTATTGAGTATCTACACAAGGCTAATGAAATGAGAGAACACGCAAAGAAAGTAGGCCCATCAAAGCGCAAGAACATTTCAATTAGATCTAAGTTTAAAGCTTGAAAAAAGCACAAGCTATTAACTGCATTGCTTGCGAAACAGAAACAACTTGGTTCGTTGCAATACTTAAAAACAATAGCGGCGGTACATACGAGAAACATTGGTACGTCTGCCTTCATTGCTATGAGGAGGACAAGTGGCAAACCGTAACAAGAACAAAGGAACTTACCACGAAAAGTGGTTCGTCGACTGGCTTACGAAAGCGGGTATCAAAGCCAAGAGGCAACCCCTCTCAGGCAGTTTGGGAGGAGAGTATAGCGGAGACATCAAACTCGAACTCTTCGGTCAAGAACTGGTGGGAGAAGTAAAGTATAGAGACAAGTCTAACTTCCCCAGTCCATACACAGTATTAGATAAGCGAGACATTGCTTTTTACAAAAGACGGACAGGCAGTCCGCAAACGTTAGTCATAATGACTGGCGAACAATTCCTAACATTCATGGAGAACGCAAATGGAATCACAAAACAAAATGATAAAAGCTCACCTTGAAAAAGGTCATACCTTAACTTCGTTGGGAGCATTAGATTTATATGGCTGCTTTAGATTGTCAGCCAGAATATCTGAGCTAAAAACTTCTGGCTTTCATGTAGAAAAAAATATGATTGAGCTAGCAAACGGTAAAAAAGTAGCGGAGTATTACAAGCCATGAAAAAACCTAAATCAATAGGCACTGCTGTAGCTAGCAGCGTGTGGGATGCACACATTACCAAAGCCACAAGCTCACCACACTATGCTAAAGAATACAAGAAATATTCTTATGTACTAGATGAGTATGAAATTATAGCCAAGCGCATTAAAAATGGTGAGCCTGTTGGTGAGTCATATCTTAAAGGCGAACAAAAGAAAAAACTTCTTGAGCTTACTGACTTACACCACGCTGACTTCAAAAAATACCTTGAGTAAGCTGCGCATATGCAGTAGAGTGTACAAATAGAAAGCCATTTAAATGGTTACAAAGGAGAACTAAATGAACCGCAAAGGTTTCATAGGCGGCAGTGACTGCGTAAAAATCATGCAAGGTAACTGGCTTGAGCTATGGCAGATCAAGACTGGTCGCGTAGAGTCAGACGACTTGTCTCGCAATATTGCAGTACAGCTTGGTAGCTGGACTGAAGACTTCAATCTTAAATGGTTTGAACAAGAGCATGATTGCGTATTGTCTGGGCATCAAGAAGAACTAGAAGATATGATTGGCACTGTGCCAGCTAAAGGCATGATAGATGCTCGCTGGGGATCTCGTATTGTTGAAGCCAAGCACACAAATCCATACAAAAATATAGATGACATTATTGAATACTACATGCCGCAGATACAATTGTACTGCTACTTGTCAGATACAGATGGTGCATACTTCTCAGTAATTTTTGGCAACAGCAAATGGGAATCAACCTATGTCTCGTACAACCACAAGTATTTCAATTCTATGTGGGCAGTGGTGTCAGACTTCTGGGGTTACGTTGTACGCGACGAAGAACCGATTGGTATTCAAACGCCAGACATCTCCATTGACAAGGTTGAGGTGGACAACATGGTCAAGCGAGACGCCAGCACAGACAACCAATTCATCGACGCAGCAATTACCTACATCAACGGGTACGAACATAACCGCGTGTTCGAGAACGCAAAGAAAGATCTCAAAAACATGGTCGATAGTAACGAACGAGAAGTTTACTGCGACCACCTTACAATCAAACGAGACAAGCGGGGATCACTCCGCATAATAAGGAGAACCTAACAATGACTAATAACCTCGACATCTGGAACAAGCTAGCCTCTTCAGACCCCAAATATCTGAAGAAGGTTAGCTTCGGAAGCCGATCATTCACCGCCATCGACCCGCAATACCAAGTCAGAAAGATGACCGAACAGTTTGGAGCAGTCGGTGATGGCTGGGGCTGGCACAACACAACAGAGATTGTGCCTGTAAGCAACGGAGACAGCGCTGTGCTAGCGCATGTTACTGTCTGGCATACATCGCCAGCAAATTCATTTGGCCCCTTCACAGGGTGCCGTAAGTTCTTTGATGCAGCTAAGGGTCGTATGGCTGAAGATGCACCGAAGATGGCTATTACTGATGGCCTAACCAAAGCACTGTCGCACATTGGCTGTGATGCTGACATCTTCTTAGGTAAGATGGATGGCAACAAGTATGATCAAGACAGTGGTAACAAAAGCAACGGATGGTAATTCTTGGGACACACTATATCCTAGTGGGTTTAAGAGCCTGAAGGGCGGCAGGTTTCCCAAGAACCGCCCACTAACTTTAAAACAGGAGCCAGAAGCATGGCAGATCAACAGTACGACGACACAAATAGAGGCGCAGCCTTCACACCATTTCCAACACAGCAAATGATCTTACAAGGTAAGGTCAATGTAGAAGGCGTAGATTCAAAAGTAGTTCTTGTCAAAGACCAAACCAAAGATGGGCGTGGCATTGTCGAGGTCTATCAAAAGATGGCGGTCATGTTTGACAACGACAAGAAAGGCAATGATGCAGCACCCGATTACTCTGGGCCAGTTGGTGAGGAGAAACGTATTGCTGGATGGAGACGCATGAAAGATGGTAAACCTTATATGTCTTTTCAAATAAGCGACAAACAACAAAGTCAACAAACTGCATCTTCCCCCTTGTCAGAAGATAGCATTCCGTTCTAAGCTAAATTAGTTCTCCAGAACTCGAGGGGCGTCCTGCCCTCCTCACAACTGCCTCACTTAACTCACCGCTTAAGTGGGGCTTTTTTTTACCCAAAGGAAACAGCATGGAAACATGGAAGCAAATAGAAACTCGGCATCGCCGTGAAAAAATAGAGCTAGTAAAAGCACTAGCAAAATCTCGTTGCACTCAAACACAAGCAGCAAAAATCCTTGACGTAAAGCTAACTGGATTGAATAATTTTATTCACCGCAACAACATATTCTGGCCTGTCGTAGAGCAAGGGAGAAAACAATTATGAATAAAAAGTTACTAGCTGCAATGCTTGAAGACGCAAAGCAAGTTAATAAAAGAGCCAAAGAAAGAGATGGCCAAAGCAGATTCTTAAAGCAAAACAATACCAATTATTATATGGGCGGCAAAGATGCCAAGCCAGAAACAAAAGAAATAATAAGACTAGCTTTAGAAGGTAAGAGCAGAGACTCCATATGCAGACGAATGTCCTTTATGGGATACACTCGCACCCTAACTT